TATGGATTTAGTCCCGGCATTATTGGGAGTGGTAGGTTTGAGCTTGATAGCCCTATTGTTATCGGGAATACTCAGACTTTGTATAGGAATATCGAGAAAATCCGAAAAGAATTCGGAACTATAATACTAGATGAAATGCATCACGTTTCATCGCCGACATTTGCTAAGATTATTGATACCAGTCATGCTCGGTATAAGATTGGACTCTCTGGCACCATCGAGCGGAAGGACGGAAAACACGTTGTCTTCAGAGACTACTTCAGCCCGAATATTTTCAAACCACCGAAAGAGAATTTCCTCACGCCAAGTATTCACATATACAGAAGTGAGGTTAGGTTTCCCGATGGGGCCAGCATCCCTTGGGCTAAGCGAGTCAATGCTATCGCAAATAACGACGAGTATCGCCACTCTGTCGCAATGTTAGCAGCAGCATACGCTGCAAAAGGGCACAAGGTGCTCGTGGTGTCAGATCGAGTTCACTTTTTAAAGAGCTGCGCCGAACTGACTGGTGAAAAATCTATATGTGTTACGGGCGAGGTACCACATGAGCAAAGAGAAGAACTTATAAGTGAAATTTTACATGGAGACAAAAATGTTTTATACGGTACTCAAGCAATATTTAGTGAAGGCATATCCGTTAATACTCTTTCTTGCCTTATACTTGCCACTCCTATTAATAATGAACCCTTACTTACCCAACTTATCGGGCGGGTTGTTAGGAAACATGATAATAAACGCGATCCAGTAATTATTGACATTCACTTAAAGGGGAAGACTGCGCAAAGACAGGCTTCGAACAGAATGGGCTATTACATGAAACAAGGTTATTCAATTAAACAGCTCTGAACATAGAAAAATAGTTCTTGACTTTTGCATCAAATGAGAGTATAATATGTTATTCTACGATTGGAAAAAGATCTTTGAAGCGGCAGATGGTAGTCCACTGGCGATGTTCATTATCTTTAAAATGCTTGTAACCAAGGCGATACCGAAGAACAAATATGATGATATGTACAAATTTGCTGACAAGCATTTTACTGGCGAATCCTTTCTTCTTCATCCAGATGTATTGCTGCATAATTCATACAAGTATGAGTACCGTGAGATCGCCCAGTATCTTGCGATAGCTTCCATGCGTCCGTACGCGGACTATTTAGTAACTGGGGACACTACACTTGATCTACTTCAATGTGAAATAGAACAAGAATTTTTTCAAGACAACAGCCTACTACGTATAGATGATAACAAAGTTCATTTTCTATACGAAGAAGTCACTAAGGAGAATATACACTAATGGCATTATCATTTAACAAAGCCGCTGGCGGCGCTAAAAAATCATCAATCACTTCATACGCATACCGAGACGGAGACAACGAAGTTCGCTTAGTTGGAGACGTACTAGCACGTTATGTATACTGGCTAGAAGGCAAAAACGGTAAGAACATTCCTTTCGAGTGCTTGTCGTTTGACCGTAATGAAGAGCGATTTAACAATCTTGAGAAGGACTGGATTCGAGAGTACTATCCCGACCTGAAGTGTGGCTGGAGCTACGCAATGCAGTGCATTGACAATGGCGAAGTCAAAATCATCAATCTCAAGAAGAAGTTGTTTGAAGCAATTCTTACAGCAGCAGAAGATCTGGGAGACCCTACAGATCCAGAGACAGGCTGGGACGTTAAGTTCAAGCGTGTCAAGACTGGCCCTTTACCCTACAATGTAGAGTACCAGTTACAAGTACTCAAGTGCAAGCAGCGTGCTCTTAGCGAAAGCGAAATGGCAGCTATTGCAGACTTAAAGTCTATGGATGACGTTATGCCTCGTCCTACCCCAGACGCCCAGAAGACTCTTCTTGATGAAATTCGTCAAGATGCAGCGGGCGATATTGATGAATCCTTGGAAGATGAGTTTAATATCGGATGATTTTATTTACGGCAGACTGGCACATAAAGCTAGGTCAAAAGAACGTACCTCGTGAATGGGCGATAAAACGGTATCAATCGTTTTTTAAGCAAATACACTCACTTGAACAACAGTGCAATATGCACATTATTGGTGGTGATTTGTTTGACCGTCTGCCGAACATGGAAGAGTTGGAACTTTACTTTGAGTTCATTTCAAACGTAAAGATTCCAACTCTGATCTATGATGGCAACCACGAAGCTACAAAGAAAAACAAAACATTTTTTACACAATTAAAGAAAGTATCACGAGACATTAACCCTTTAGTTAAAGTAGTAGATATGTCCTACTATGATAATGACTTTGGGTTTGGAGTACTGCCGTATGCAGATCTTCACCGTAAAAACTCTATTGAATTGTTTGATACAAAGAAGCCTTTGTTCACTCATGTTCGTGGTGAAATACCTCCACACGTCAAGCCAGAGGTGGACTTAGACAGATTTGAGGACTTCCCAGTAGTTTTTGCAGGCGATCTTCACGCACACAGCAATACTCAACGTAATATTGTATACCCCGGCAGCCCTATGACAACTTCGTTTCATCGAAATGAGGTACAGACCGGCTACCTCTTAATAAATCCAAATGATTGGTCTTGGATGTGGGACGCCTTCGAGCTTCCACAACTTATTCGTAAGACGGTAACAGACCCAAGTGAGATGGTACCTACCGACTGGCATCATACGATTTATGAGATTGAAGGGGATATACAAGAGCTCGCAAACGTCAAAAACACAGAGCTGCTAGATAAAAAAGTGGTTAAACGTAGTAGTGAAGCTACACTTGTCATGGACAAGGAAATGACCATTCAAGACGAATTAGTAGAGTATCTAACATATATTCTGGAGATACCAGAAACAAGGATACCACAGATAGTAGGTATATTTAATGATTACGCTGCAAAAGTTGAAATGGAGTAATTGTTTTAGTTATGGGCCAGATAATGAGCTGGATCTTAGTGATAATACTGTAACACAAGTTCTTGGCACTAATGGTATGGGAAAGTCTTCTATACCCTTAATCATAGAAGAGGCTTTATATAACAAAAACTCGAAAGGAATTAAAAAAGCAGATATACCAAACAGGTATGTAAACGCAGGATATCATATACATCTTGAGTTTACGAAGGATAAGAAAAGATATGATGTCATTATTGATCGGAAGTCTAGTATTAAGCTTAAGTTGCTGGAAAATGGGGAGGATATTAGCTCTCATACAGCGACCAATACATACAAGACACTCCAAGATATTATTGGAATCGACTTTAAAACCTTCTCTCAGTTGGTATATCAAAACACAAATAGCAGTCTACAGTTTCTTACTGCAACAGATACGAACCGTAAAAAGTTTCTCATTGATCTTTTACACCTAGAGCATTATGTGAAGCTCTTTGATTTATTCAAAGAAGAAGCTCGAAAGAGTACGTTAAATCTCAATAGTATTGAATCGAAGATAGCGACAATTGAAAAGTGGTTATCAAGTAACAAATTGAGTGATACATCCATACTGCCTACGTCTGAAATTTCAATTGAGACCATAGAAGACGAACAAGAGCTCGCCACTCTTATGATTGAAATTAAAAATATTTCTGAGAAAAATAGAAAAATTTCTCAGAATAATACTTACAAAGATCTGCTGGCTAAGATAAATATCGAAGAGGCACAGAATTGTAAAGTATCTGGACTACAATCATATGATGATTTTCAAAGTGAGTTAGGAACCTTAAGCGGGGTCGTAACGGGGTCAAAGAATGTTTTACATAAGTTGAGCAAACTCGGAGATCACTGCCCCACTTGTGAGCAATCTGTAGATGCTTCTTTTAAACAAGCATTAATTGATGCAGAGGCAAAGAAAATTGCCGAAGCGAGAGAAAGACAAGATGAAATTGACGGAAGAATATCACAAATTAAACGAGACAATGCAGAGTACCAACATGCTCGCAAAATTGAAAGTGATTGGCAGGAATTGTTTCGAAGCGTTGACAACAGTCTTCCAGCATCTACGCTGGATCCTGATGAGCTTAAGAGCAGGGCTGAAGGCATTTCGAAAAGAATATCGGACGCAAAAGAACGAATTATTCGACTTACACGAGAAAATGAGCAGATCACTAAACGAAACACCAGAATCCAAGTAGTACTTGAACAAACTGAAGAGTTCGAGGCAGAGCTGTTCGAATTGCAAGAGCTTCTCGACCTTGAAGGAGCAACTGCAGGACACTTGGAAGTATTGAAGAAAGCCTTTAGTACAAATGGATTACTTGCGTACAAGATAGAGAATTTGGTAAAAGAGTTGGAAGAGCTCACAAATTACTATC